TATCGATTGGAAAATCTTTGCCCCAGGAATTGCCAACTCTGGAGATGAAACTGTGTTTGCGTTTAATTTTAACGAATATAAGTTAGAAAAAGTACTATTTGTATAAGTTGAAGTTGCAGATCCAGCAATTGTTGGGTTTTTAAGAATTCCTATTTGTGCAAATTTTATATCAGTTGGAAAATCTTTTGTGGAATCGTCAAATCTAGCATAAACTAAAATTCTTTCACAACCCAATTCTTTGTATATGTCAAAACCATGACCTCTAGATGGAGGAATTATTGGTATTAAATGTGCAAAAGATGTTGAACCTTGATTTATTGGTGATAAATCAACTCTACCGTAGGTATAATTTTTTCCACCACTAGAAACTAAAACATCATTTATTTTACCACCCACAACGTCAACGATAACTTTAGCTCCTTCACCATCACCTAATATGTCTAAAGATGCTGTTGATGCGTTATATCCCGTTCCTGTATTCTCTATATAAACTTTTTTTATTTGATTATCGTTTATTAGTGAATCTCCACTAGTTCTAACTGCTTTAATATCTGGATCATTTGTAGTTTCCCAATCCGCTGGAACTGGTATATATTCAATAGAATCAAATTTAATAATATCACTTGGAGATACTGTAAAAAGGTACTTCCAAACATATCCATCTCCACTTTCCCCAGCTCTAGATGGTTCCAAATCTACAAAAGAGGGTTCATCTTGGGAAGGATTTCCCAATCTGTTGGTAGATTTAGATCCATTATCTATACACAAATACACTCTATAATCTTTATTAATTACATAGTAATTTGCATCATATAATCTATAAGAGTTTGTTTTTGGAGAAGGATTTTGAACAGAATAATCATGGCGATACATTTCATATATCGTATTCTTTTGCCACTCAACTTTCCTTATTAGTCTTCTTATATTATCTGAAGTTATTCTTTTGCCAAATAAGATAGTATCTTTGAAATGGTCCAAATAATTAAAACTATCTTCTGGAGTTGGAATGGAAGAATCCCAAGTCAATGTTCTACCAAATCCTACCTGGGTGGGATTTGGTAGACCTAAAACTATGTAATAAGAGTTACTCGAATCTCTGACAGAATCTAGAAAATTTCTTGAATTTAATACTCTAAATTGATCAGTAACTATTGCCGCCATTTATTACTTTATACCATTTTAACTATATTTATAAATCATTCAACAAATATTTTAACTAAACTACCAAGTTCTCTCAATCCATACCCACGTCTTTGAATTGTTGGGTATGTAGATAATCCAGTAGATGCAGTATATCCACTTAGACCTATAGAAATAGGTGAAGAAGATCTTTTTAAGTTACTAAATCTACCCCAAGAAAACTTACCCCTTGGGACTAAACCAGATGTATTAATTCCAGAAATATTAGTTGTATTTGAAATATTACAGATTAACTCACCTCTTAAACTTAAATCAACGATACTATGAATTTCATACACATTATCACAATAAGTAGTGCCTACTGAAATAATACTAGAACCGTTAGAATTAATAGAAGTAACTCCATTTCCAACATAAGTGTCAAACACATGTATTGGATATCCAACTTTTAAAGTTTCAACTAATGAATTTTGATCATATGAAGTAAAGAATTTAATTGCAAGATTAGTTCCTATTCCAGGGCATGTTGTAATTCCAGTAATTATTCCAGCAAATCCCTCAACAAATTGAATGTTATCTATCATTTCATGTTTATATGAAGGCATAGGTGCAATAATTTGTGGAGGATTTTCTGAAGTATATCCATAACCAGAATTGACTATATCAAAAGGAGATGTAATTGTTCCAGCAGAAGAAACAGTTGCATATATAATTGATTCCGTAGTAACTCCTGGAGTTGAATTCATTTTTAATAATATACTATTTCCAATTCCAATATATCCACTTCCACCATTAACAATATTAATGTTGGAAATAGTAGATCCAGAAGAAACAGTGGCAGTTAATGCCGCAGAAACTTGAGTTATAGGATCTACAATTAATGCATCAAATGAAGAAATATCTAGATTAAAGTCATTTTCTTCATAATTAAAAAATTGTGCATTATCTACAAATATTTCAGTATCTGAAGAACTAAATGATTTTATTACTTTAGCAGTTGGGAATACTAAAGATTCTAAAGAATCTCTGTCTTTATACTGAACAATTTCATTTGTTACTACGTCAGTTTTTTGTGGAATTAAATTCATCGGTTTTGCATTTAATTCATCAATTCCTTGTCCCAAATAAACTCCAGTTTCAAATGTATCCGAAGATGTAATATACGAAATTACTCTTTGATTTTGATCTAAGGATAACGGTATTCCATTATTTTTCTTAATTTGTACAGTATCCCCTGGTTTAATTGTTGGATAAACAGTTACTTCTATACTATCAACATCTCTAGTTCCCCTATAGAAGAATATAGAAATATTGTCTTCTGGTTTAGGTGGTTCAAAAAACCTAAATGTTGTCCCTCCTTTATATTCATAAGAAACGCCAGGTTCTTGCATAACACCATTAATGAAAATGAGCAATATTGTAGAAAAATCTATTATGGCAGAAGCTGGATCAGTTTTGCTACGCTCAAAACTTAATAATTTATTATCTCTTATTAATGGGAATCTTGTTCTTACATTATTCTGTAAGGATTTTATACTATCAACAAAATCAAATTCACCAACTTGCCATGAAGCAAATGTATCAGATCTAACTTCAGTTACAGTAAATATAATTTTTTCTGATGGTGATGAAAGACCTTGTGCAGTTGTTAATCCAGAAACAGTGAATATATCACCCAATTCAAAATTGTAACCTGGTTTAGTAATGATAAAATCACTAACATATGAAGATGTTGAACCAATACCAGTTGTTTTTTCTGATGGCGAAACTTCTATTGTTATTGAAAGACCTATTCCAGTTTCTGTAGTATTTCCTATGGAAGGTCTATATATTCCTTCTATTTTTAAGTTTTGGTAAGAAGGATCTGAAATTGATACTTGTGGACTTGCATATCCAGAACCACCACTTATAATATTAAACTGTGTTATTGAACCACCTGATCCAACACTAGCAGTAATAGTCGCAGCAGATCCGGCATGTGAGGTATCAGTAATTGCTACAGAAACTGTATTGTAATATCCAGAACCTCTAAATTCGTCTCCAAAATCAAATCCAAAGGAAGTTGTTAATGCCGAGGTATTAGTTGTTAATTTTGATAAAGTTATAGAATTGATGCCTATATTGGATACTAAAGTATCGAATTGTAAAATATCAGTTTGGTTTGGAACTTTCAAATTTACATATTGTGGAACAAATTTTATTTCATCGATATATTTGTTCAAAATATTCATAACTTTTTGATTAACTTTAATACTATCGGTATTAATTCCTGTAATTATATTTGTAGTAACTCCAATATTTCCAGTTGCCGCTAATCCAACTATTATTGAGGTTGTAAAACCAATATGACTAATAGATCCACTTGTACCAACTCTAACATCTAGAACTTCAGAAGGAACACCAATTAATGGAGCATAACCATAACCACCAGTAAAAGCTAATGAAACTAATACACCACCTCTAGGCAAATCATTTTGATTTACGTCATAATCAACAGTAAATGTTTCTGAAGTATTTGGTAGCGTTATCCCTTTAAATCTTATACTAGAAATTCCATTATTTGTTAATGTTTCATAATTGTTTCCAGTATTTGTTTGTGTATCTGGTACTTGGAAAATATCATTAATAAGAAGAAGATTATTTCCTGCTTGAGCATCAGAAACAACTTTGTCATTTTCATATAATGTAAATGTTCTACCGATACCTGTAAATTGTAAAGATATATCATCATAAATTCTATTAATTGAATAATCTTTTTTCAAATAAACTCTTCCATTGAAAGTTGATTTTGGCAATGGGAGGTAATTATCTGCAAATAAGGCGTTATTTCCTTTTCCATCTGGAGCTTCAGAGAACCATATTTTATTGCCAATAATATTATAGGAACCTCTATATATTCTTACAGATGATCCATCCAAGTGAGTGCTTCCAATTGATCCTAAAGATCCCCTATTAACATTACATAATTGGAAAGTTCCAATTCCACTAATTGGACCTGATGGAGTTGTTCCAACACCAACACTAATTACAGTCATATATTCAGTATTAACTTTAAGAATATCAATTGGTTGAATTGATGATATTCCACTTAAAGAAATAAATGATGTTCCTGCACTAACCAAACCGTTAAAATTTCCACTTAAAGTTTTTGTTAATGGTGTATAAGTTAATGGAGATTGCATGACTCCATTAACAGTTAACACAGTTTTTTCAAGTTTCTTTTTCATTTCTAATCTATGAACATTACCAGAACCATAATTGGTAAATGTAAATCCTATTCCATTTTTAGTTCCAGTTATAGTGAAATTATTTTCTCCTATTTTTCTTGCATAAACTGTAGATGGGCAAATATCAGTTACAATACCAACTTGATATGTTTGTCTAAAAGTAGTACCAGTAGAAACATTATTCAATGTAACCGAATAATTTAAGTTATTGGAATAATAAACTATATTATTCGAGGATGGAATAACTTGTGAAGATGTTATAGAATTAATTCCTATAGAAACTATTGATCCATATTGTGTATTATTTCCAGAGAATATTCCCGAACCAATTACCAATACTGATGTATTTGCAATTCCAGTGATAACAGTAGAACCAGAAGAAACACTACCTATAAAATAAGTATAAGTTTTTCCAATACTAGTTACGGATGTATTGTCTGGAATATCTGGTCCATAAAACACATTAGAATCTATGGATATTAAACCTTCAGACGAAGCTATTCCAGTTACAGTTTTAAATCCAACGATAGAATCTCCTACAAAATATGTTCCGCCAACAACAGTAGTTCCTATTCCAATTGCACTTGCAGCAACACCAACTAAAGTAGATCCTGGAGTATAAATCAATTCTTCGTTGTCTTCAAA